CAATAGATGATATGGCTTCTGAAATACCAGGCGTACAATCTAGAGGTAGACAACGTATGTTGAGTTCTCTTGGTACATGGACTGCGTTACCTGCAACTATTGCTGGGCTTGGTTATACTTTATCTGGAGTTTCTAAAGAAGATATGGAAACGTATCAAAAGTATTTTGGTGCTCCTTGGGAAAAAGGAGCAATACTAGTTCCTCTTTCAGATAAATCGGAAGAAGATGGAAAGATAAAATACTTTAATTTAAGTACTTCAAATCCATATGATATTTTAGGTCGTTCCTTTAGAAGAGTTTTAAGAGAGATAGATACTGCACAAGAACAAGGTAAAACAACGGGTCAAGTTTTAACTGATGTTATGCTTGGTTCCGTTGCAGAATTTTTTGAACCTTTTCTTTCAGAAGGAATGTTAACAGAATCTCTTTTAAACGTTAGCATTAGAGGAGGTAGAACGGGAACAGGTGCCGAAATCTATGACCCTGAAGATAACGTAGGAGATAAAGGTGGTAAACTTATAGCACATGTTATGAACACTATGCTTCCTAACGTTTCTCCTGTAAAACTTAAGAACGTTAATCCATTCAGTCCTTTTGAATTTGCTGAACCTAAAAAAATATTACGTGGAACGATTGGTCAAGTAGCTCCGGGTATAGTAAATCCAAAAACTAAAATTGGAAGAGAAGTTACAGGAATGGATGTAATAAGTTCTGTCCTTGGTGTTTCTCCACAAGAGTTTGATATGAAAAAAGGATTAGCCTATGCTGCATTTAGAATGTCTCGAGCACAAGGAAATGCAAGAAGTCAATTTAATACTCTTACAGATGATGCAAACGTTACAAGCGGAGATCTGTTACGAGGTTTTACCAAGGCCAACGAAGCAAAGTTAAGAGTAGATCGTGAGTATTATCAGATTATAAAAGGCATGAGACAGATGGGTCTTAAAAATTCTGAAATTAGAAGAATACTAAAAAACGAAAACATAGGAGGAGTTAAATCAATCCTAAGAGGAAAGTTTGAGCCTTTTAAAATAACTCCTAATAACAAAAAAGAGTTAAGAGCTAATGATCTACAGAACATACTTCCTGTAGCTGAAATAAACGCAATTAGAAATAGTTTAAGAAACATATCTCTTGATCCAGAAGAACCTGATTCTGATCCTAGAGAAATACAAAACAAACCAGATACTAGGGTTGAAGAAACTCCTTTATTTGGTGAACCCTCTCAATCAAGCATACCAACGCCCGCACCTATCAATGCGAACCTAGCATCTATGTCCGTGCAACCCGGAGCAATCGATCCAAACTTGTTAGGTAATATCCCTGCGAATATACAGTTAGCACAAAGGCTTGGTAGAGCTTAGTGCATTGTATCTAGCTTAAGTCCTACACCTCCAAGCATCTGAATCAAATCATCTGCTCCTTCTTTGACGGCTTCTATTGCTGATTCGTCTTCGAGTGCAGCCGCTACGCTAAGACTTACTCCTATAAATTCCATAAGAGCTTTGACTTGCATTGGATGCATCTTCTTTAAGCTCGAGATCTCGAACTCTTCTTCTTGTTTCAGAAAGTCCATTAGTCTACCTCCCCCCAGTTGTTAACAAGAACATCATCTACTTTAGATGGTACTTTTAATATATCATTCAATCCGTTTTCCATTATTTCCTTTATTTTATCTGATTGTTCTTGATCAGTTACAGAGAAACATAACTCATCATGGACCGTAAGCATAGGTAAAAGTCCTTCTCTGTAACAATCTGCCATAGCCTTTTTAGTTTGATCAGCTGCAGATCCTTGAATCAATTTGTTTAAAGCCTTGTAAGTAAAGGCTCTTCTAAGTGGTGGTCCATAAGTTCTTTGTGCTTCTTCCAAAGGAAGAGGTTTATTATACGCAAATGTTTTTGGCTCCCACAGTGGGAAGTGGCATCGTCTACCAAGTAAAGTTCTTATAACTCCGTTATCGGATGCTTGTTTAGATGCTAGGTCTGCCAAGTCTTTAACAAAAGGCACCTTCGATTTATGTGTCGCAAGGATATCAGCTGCTTCTTCATTGGAAACACCTAGTTGGTTTGCAAGTTTAGCTTTACCCATGCCATACATAATACCAAGGTTCACGGTCTTCGCTTCTTTTCTAGTGATGCCTGCGAAGTCTGCTACCATTTGATGAAGATCAACATCTCCGTTGTTGTATTCTTCTACGATAGTGTCTACCATTTCATGTTTTCTTTTACCAATACTCGCAGCAAAGTGCACCAAGAGCCTTGGTTCTTGGCTCGAGTAGTCAAAGGATCCCCACTTGGTTCCTTCTTCTGGTACAAACAAACCTCGTATCATCCTTCTTATATCGGGATCTCGAGCAGGTATCTGCTGCAAGTTAGGGTTTGAGGAAGAGAACCTACCTGTCACCGTACCGCCATCGTCACTTCTTAACTGATGAAACTCTGCATGTATTCTTCCATCATGTGCATGTGTCTTAATTGTATTAACAAACGTAGACCCGGCTTTATCGAACTCCCTTATCTTTACGATGGCTTGACATACTTCATGAGGATGGTTTGCAAGAAACTGTTTGGTAAAAGATGGATTACCACTTTCGGTTTTAGGATATTTTAAGTTAAGGTTATCAAAGATTTGCTTAACTGACTCGCTTGCCCAGGGTTTTAGTTCTAATCCTGTCTTTGTTTTAATCCAACCTTTAAGTTCTTCTACCTTTTTAGCCAGAGAAACCTCAATCTGATCTGCTTTGTCCAAGTCCACACGTACTCCTTGTGTTCTCATATCAAGCATTGTGCGAATCAAACTTGTTTCTAAATTCCAAACGTTCCATAGATCATGAGTTTCTACTTCCTGTTTTAATCTTTCCCAAAGTTTCAATGTCATGACTGCATCTTGTTCAGCATAGGCACCAACTTTTGAAGGAGGAAGAATCCACATGTCTGCCTTTGGATCTATACCCCAATCTTTAGCAGTCGCACGTAATAGCTTCTCGTCCTTACGCATGTTGATCCAATCTCTGCCAAGGTTGTTAAGGCTATAAGACCATCTGTTCTCGTCCACTACGGCTCCTGTTACCATCGTGTCGATTATCCTACCCTGCACCTCGATCCCTTCGGCTCGAAGCCAACCCAAGTCATACGTTGCATTATGAAATATCTTATCGATATTAGGAGTTTCCATTTGTTCTTTGAGCCAACGCATTGTTATCTTTGGATCTAAGTTGTGACCATTCTTATGTCGTATAGGAAAGTATCCATAATAATCTCCTGCCGCTACAGCTATTCCAACAATGAAACCTTCTTTCCTAGCCCACCCCGGACCTTTGTCCTTGATCCCTGGATCACATGTCTCAAGATCGACAGCCACTTGTTTATACTTTGTAAGGTCTGGATACTCACAAGGAATGTTCCAATCCTTATCGATTACATCAATGTCCATTCGATGAAAGAACTCGATGGTGCTCTTATCATTTCTATTCTTTACCATCTAATTCTCCCCCTAATCCTGCATACCCACACACATCGATCCAAGAATCTTTCTTGCTGTCATGGACAAGTCGAGCCATCTTCATACCAATCATACAAAGAATAACTTGCTTAACAGTAATCTCTTTACCAAGAACCACTGACCATATGTCAGCAATTCTTTTGTGGTTTACATAAGCATCACCATAGTCTTTAGCACGATCACCGTTGATAAGTTTCTCTGCCTCTTTTAAAATCTCATCTCTTTTCATAGTCGCTCCCAAATAATTTTTTAATCATTGGATCTAACAATTCTGCCACTACTTTTCTTCGATCTTTTGATTTAATGTCTGGGTTTTCAAAAACAACTTGTACAACTCTTTTAATTGTTTCAAATCCATTTTTCGGGGGAAACTCCCCCGGTTTATTATTTTTCGGGGGAAACTCCCCCGGTTTATTATTTTTTTGTTTCATATTATATACCTGTATTTTTTATCTGATTCGATTAAGTATAGATTTTGTTTTGCTCGAGTGACTGCTACATAAAACACTCGATGTTCATCTTCGGGATGATTACCTTCTATACAAGCCTGTGTTGTTCCGGTGTATACCGCTACGTTATCGTCTTCTCCTCCTTTCATAGCATGGATAGTGGAAAGTTTTATTCGAGGGGCATCTGTAATCGACTCACCTCTTCGTTCAATGTATGCTATGTATTGTTTCTCGTCTTCACTTAACTTAACAATATCTTTTGCATCACGACTTATGTCTGCAAGCATACCGAAATCTTTAACTAACTCTTGATACGTTACCGTTGCATCGGGGGAAAGCATATCAAGTAAAGACGTAGAACCTCGAGCAACGACTGCATTGTATTTTGTCTTGGGAACAGATGAGTAAAACCTTTTAGCCTGGTCAACCGATATTGTTTCGCCCTTCTGAAGTTCTTTCCATATAAACATTGTATCGGTGTATTCTTTTTTAATCGATGGTCTTCCCTTAATCGAATAGAAGTAACCATACGTTCTTAAAGTAGATGCTATATCCTTAACAAAACTATTTGTTCTTGCCATGATAGACCACGATCCTTGCTCCAGAGGTAGGTCTCCAACTCTATAAACCCACGTAACCTTTCCTTCTTCTTCTCTTGGAAAGAACTCTTTTTCTATTCGGTCTGGTATCCGTGCAGAAATGCTTCTAGAAAGCTCCCAGACGCTCCGTGGTAGGCGATACGACTTTTTAAGTACTTCTACCCTGTCAGAGGAATCAACGAACCTGTCAACGTCTACACCAGTCCATCTATGAATAGCTTGATCATCATCTCCTGCGATAATAACTTCTTCTGCATTCGCTGCCATCTTCTCTACCATTGTCCATTGCAAGGGAGTAAGATCCTGTGCTTCATCCACGATCAATAGATCGAGATAAGCAGGATCAACATCCTCTACATACTTTAATATCATGTCAGAAAAATCTAACTTACCGACTTCTCCTTTGTAGATAGTAAGCTGTCTGTCTATCTGTTTTAGCTTTTCATAATAAAGATTATAGTCTCTTGTAATATTAAACTCTTTATCAAGAGATACTTCTTTGTAGACGGATCTCATAATCATTTGTAAATACTTGGATCCCGAACCTCCCATTGTTGGAAGGATAACACCATCATCTAAAGACGTTGAATCAGACCCCTCAAAGTCTAGACCTAAACTCTTACCCACCAGAGTGTAGTCAGATCGATCCATAACATCAGACTTGTCTAATCCAAGACCATGAAATCCAGTGGCATGTAACGTTCTAAAATGTGGAAAGTCATCCTTGTTTAAGTTAAACTCTGCACATGCTCGATCAACGAACTCTCGAATAGCTTTGGTTGTAAAGGACACAACACCAATACGAGAGGGGCTGATGCCACTAGCGATAGCATTCTTTACTTCTTGTATAAGAGTATACGTTTTTCCACAGCCCGGAGGTCCAAGAATAAGTCGGCTATTGTGTATCACGATATAGATCCCGTCTGCCGCCGACTGTTAAACTTGCACGAAAGTTTCAGTTCTTCCTCGATCAATCGAAAGAGTTCTTTCATGTGCTTTTCTTTCTTGATTAGTTGATTGAGGTTCTGGCATCGTTTGTACTCGATCATTGCTTCTTGAACCTTCTTATACTGCATAGGGATCGTTGCCCTAATTACTTGTAACTCAGTCATCCTTACTCCTTTTGTTTTTAATCCAATCTTCAATATCCTCCTCAACCCAACGAGCCGACTGTCTTTTAGTCTCGTCATCTCCTAGCTTAATCGGAGGTGGAAACCTTCCTTGCTCCACCCACTTGTAGATGGATGATTGAGATACGTTTATCCATTCACTCACCTCTCTAATTCTTAATAGTTTAGAATGGGATTTCATCTAAATGCTCCTCTGTTTTTAAATCCACTTCATCGTTTTTAAACATTGGCACCCACCATACCCGTATCGTAGTTCTTTCTCCAGACTCCTTACGAATACTCTTGTGACCGCTACAGTCCTGGTCTTCATTAAACCTTTTCAACTGTTCTTGTACCTGTGCTCTAGTGAAGTTCGTAAACTTTCTATTGTTTAGAAACTCCATAAGTCCTGCCATAGTAAACATGGTTAGACCCTCATCTGTCCAAGGCTTGCCGTGCATCAGTTCTTCTGGATGCATAGCCCTAATCCTACTTGTGCAGTAAATCTGAAGTAACTCTGAAAACTGTCCAGAAATCTTCAACTCTTCTGGCACCTCAAGTTTTGTTGCATCTTTTAATAACTGTGCAACTTTAGCATTCCATTTGTTTGGACGCATGGTTGGCGGCATCTCTAAGATCTGTTCCATACAGGCTCTTTGAAACAACGTCTGATTCTGTAATTGTTCTGTGGATAGTTGAACCCTGCTCCCTGCTACATCGAGGAAGTAGAGTCTTGGTTCAGATAACATAATAGTAAGACTGCCAATCGGTAGCATCTCCGGTCCTTGATCCCCAACCCCAAACTTACGTGTGATACACAACTGTTTATCGCAGTAACTCTTAAAAGGTTCTTGTTCACACGTATAAAAATATTCTTTCTTATCCAAAGACTTTTGCAAGTTCATAACTTCTTTGGCATCCAGAGGAGAGGTAAACAACTGCCTGTTCATCGACTCGAACTCCGCTACCCAATCATCTGGAGTCTTGTACCGTGCGTAAACCCCACACATAAAGAGCTTCTTGTTTCGATCTTCTCCTGTCGGGCCATTCGCAAACAGATGTTCAAGGCATGGTGGCCCATCCGTAAAGTATTTTCTTTTCCCCGATACAGAGGACTTCTCAAGTTTGTCTATAGAAACTTGACTCTTCTCTATAAATGCAACGAACTCTTCAAGTTCCATTGCCTCACCTTTTTTATTAAAACAATACCTTTGGGTGAGCTTCGCATTAAAGTAAGGAAGGTTTATAAAATTTCCCACATCCCCTCTGTCCGACAAGATCTTATCTTGTTTAGGAAATATCTCACATCCACTGTGTCCTATAGCTACTGCCATCTCTTCTAAATATTCTCTGACGATTGATGCTTGTTCATAGTGTGTGAGAAATAAAAATAAATGTGCTCCCCCAGATTTAGATCTGCAATGTACCAAGGGTAGCTTTAGTTTTTGTATCTTCTGCTGCAGAGTCTGATGATCCAGGTCGTACACATCTATATCCAACGCTCCCCACTGACACTGATTATCTTTGTTAATAGGAATAGCACCAACTCCCCGGGTTCCATCGAGATGATCTTGTATCTTCTGCCAAGTCAAAGACTCTCGCACGATACGACTGTCAGCATCAGCTTTCCCATTCCTACCAATTCTGCCCACATTTGTGGTGCCATGTGCCACCTTCGATCCCTCGAAGGCAGCAAGTATGTTTTGTGTTAAAGACATCTCTAAAACGGTATCTCGTCACCGTTTTCCTTAATCTTCGAGTGTTCTGGAGCCTGCGTTTTTACTGCCCCCGTAGCACTCGACACATGCAAGGTCTTTGCTTGAGCAAACAAATTAGCATCTTCAATTAATCCAACCTTAGAAACAGAATAATTAAAGAACGTTTGATTGTTTTTATTAGTCTCCTCAACCGTTGTCATCTTCCAAATGTTTGCAAAGATAGGAGCCTTGGCAATCGCTTTGGTTTTTGGATGG